CCCGTGACCTCGGATGGGCGCACGTCTTCTTCGCCCTCGTCTTCGTCGCCACTGCCCGACTCTTCGTCGTGCTCGACGGGTTCTTCGGGCTCTTCTTTGGGCTTGCTGTGAAGCTTGCCCTTCTTGAGCGTCACCGAGAACCCGGGTTGCGCCTCGTAGTACGAAGCCTCTTCCGGGTTCGTGGTCGTGAAGCTCTCGCCCTTCTTCATCACACGGCCCTGAAAGCCGGTATGCGTCAGAGGGCCCTTCTTCGATGGTCCGAGTTTGATCGTTGCTTGAAATGCCATTTCTTGGGCCTCCTATTGGCCAATCAAAACGTGCCTCGCTTAGTGGCACTGCCACAAGCTAACTACCGATCAGACACCCTTGCCGATGTTTCGCACCTTGACGATCGCGCTCAGCTCTTCGAACTGCACGTCGACCTTCGAGGTGATGGCGTACTGATTCACGCCTTTGTAGATGTCGCGATCCTTCTCGATTCGAACGTCGCGACCGATGCCCACGACGAAGTTGTTCTGATGCGTGAGCAGGATTTGCGGGCTCGAACGGTAGGTCACCTTGACGACCTCGCCGCTCGCGATGGCGCCGCCACCGTTGCGCGCGATGGTGCCTGCAGCTGCGTCGAGTACGTAGTCGGTGGTCAAGATGTACGCTTCGGTTGGCGAGGCACCGAGCTCGTCGACGTGCACCGTGACGTCGGTGATCGCGCTGTTCTTGAGCGCCACGACAGTCGTACCAGTCAGCGTCACGTGCTCGACAGTCAGGGGCTCGAACTCCCAAAGGGGCACGGGCACGGCTGTAATCCCGAACGGGCCGGGCATGCCGCCGCCGCCCTGCGCAGCGTTGTCACCGAGCGAAGTGCCGCGCGTCGCCAACTTTTCGAGGTACAGCTGCCACAGGTCGGGCGAGATGAACCAGCGTAGCGCGCTACGGTTGCGCCGGAACTTCGTAGGCAACGCGCGGATCGCTTTGCTGAACACCGACAGGCCGATGTTTTGGCCGAGTGCGTCGACCACATTCGCACTGTCACCGAGCAATGACCAGCCGTCGGACAGCGCAAGGAACGAATCCTTGATCGCGTCACTCGAACCGCCTTCGAGAATGTCGCTTTGCGGCACAGCCGGGCCGAGCTTGTTGCCGTTGATGTAGAGATCTTCGAGATCGTTCGCGAGCTGTGTTGCCATCAGGCGAATGATCGTCTCTTCGACGTTGTCGCCTTCGATGTTCAGCTCGCGGAAGTTGTCGCCGATCTCGAACGGCACGATCAGCTCGTGCGGGGTGATCGTGATCTTCGACGTGGTGATCCCGCGACGCACTTGCGGATCGACGCCCTCGGACTTCGGCATAGCGACGCGCCGACCGACGCCGATTTTGTCGATGTCGAGGTTCTCATTGCGGAACCGCACGATTCGCGCGTTGTCTTTCAGAACCGTCTCGTCGATCACGTAGTCGAGGAAGCGATCGGACTGCGCATCGTTCAGCTTGCCGCCCGTCGCGAGATTGTCCGCGACGATTGTGGCCTTCCTGACGAGCTCTTCGTTTGCGATGGTCATCTTCTTGTCTGTCTCCGTTGAAAGTTGCTTTCGGTTAGCCGTCGTCGTGGGGTTCGCGCGCTACAGCACGCCCTTCCACATGCTGGACTTCTGCACGTTGCTGTCGGTGCCACCTTCGTCGGTGACGCTGTTCGAGCCCGGACGGGCTTTCTCGATCGCTTGCACGCGGTCGACGAGGCCAGTCACCGCACCGGCCAGCGACTTGATCGTCTTCACGATCTCTTGATCGCTGTCCGACTTCATCGTCGGCACGCTCGGCTTCGTGTTGGGCTTCGTCAGGTCGTCGATGCCGCTTGCATTGCTGTGCGACGACACGGCCGGCACCTTCGAGTCGGGCGACGTGCCCGGGGCCACCGCTTCGAGAACCAACTTCAAGATCTCTTGCGCGTCGGTCAGCGCCTTGATGCGCGCTGGCGTGAACGCAGCGGCCTTCTGCACTGCAGCCGCGAGTGCGGCCATCGTCAACGGTGCGTCGGCTTCGTCGACGAGCACGGCGCTCTTCTTCGTCTTGGCCGGCTTCTCTTCTTCGTCGTCATCCTCGGGCGCCTTGCCGCCCTTCGGTGGCGGGAACGGATTCTTGCCCGCTGCCTTCGCGCTCAGGTCGAAGCCCGCCGCCTTGAGCGACGAGTAAACCTGCTTGCTCATCGCAGCGTCCATGCCGCACTTGGCCAAGACGGCCTTGAGGCTCTTCGCTGCCTTCTCGGTCGGCGTCTCTGTGTCTTCTTCGTCGTCGTCGCCTTCGCCACCTTCAGCCGGGGGCGCCGGGTGCTCGCTCTTGTTGGTCACGAGCTGCGTGATCTTGGCGACGATACCGTCGACGTGCGCGAGTGCTTTGGAAACGTCCGACGACTCGTCGGTGTCGTCGCCTTCGGCTTCGCGCTGTTTCTTTGCTGCAGCTGTTGCGCTCATTTTCTGATCCTCCGTGTCGTTCTTCACGACTAGAAATTCGACTTCGTTAGCGGGGCTGTCGACCAAGCTTACTTCTTGAGTGTCGAGCCCAACGAATCTGCGCTTTGCGTCCTTCGGCATGCTTCGCTTCCCTTTTGTCACTTCGCGATCGGTACGACCTTCGCCTTGCCGCCGATCGAGAAGCCCGTGATCTTGCCGGCCTTGACCTTCTTCCAAACCTCAGCGTCGAGAACCTTGACGGTCATGATCCAGCTGCCTTGCTTGACGGTCTTTGCACCGAGCACGATCCCGTTGGGCGCGATGTACGACTCACACAGCGCGAGCTTTCCCTTCGGGAAAGTGGCGTGTTGCAAGCCGAGCTTCGTCGACTTGTTGATCCCTGACAGGAAGTCGTAAGCTGCCTGCTTGATGACGTCGGCCGACATGATGTCGCCTTGCGCGTCGACCACTTCCGGTTGCAGCACGACGCCGCTGACGGTCTGCTCTTCGTCGGCCTTGACGACGATAGCTACCTCGAACCGTTTTTCGACGCGCTTCTGTTTGTCGTCGTCGTCTTCTGCGTAGCCCTCTGCGTCGTCATCGGCTTCGTTTTCGAAGCCGGCCCGGGGCTTGGCGGTCGACACCGGGGCACCCGAAAGCTGGTTTCGGGCGCCCCGTTTTCCGCTGCGCTTAGCGAGAAGTGCGATCGACTCGACGTGCTCTTTGATTTCCACGCCACGATTTTATCGTGGTGTGGTTCAAGCACTTACGATCGAGGTCAGCGCGTGCGTTTCGTCTTCGGCTTCGTCTTGCCCGACGACATGGGCTTCGACGGTGTGCCGGACACGAGCTTGCCCGCCTTGTCGAACACGAGATCGGGCAGCTTGTCGGCTGCACTTTCCAGCGTTACGGCGAGATCGACGGGGTCTTTCATAGCTTCTTGATCCTAGCTGGCGTTTGGGACATTTCAAGGTGCGGCTGCGCAGCGCCGATGTCGGCGCGGTACTGGATCAAGAAGTCTTTGCCGATCCGCTTCTTGCCAACGACCACGCGCGAAAGATCCTGTGGTGTCTTGACGTTGGTCATGATTTCCGCCGCGGCTTCAGCACCGACTTCGCGCTTCAGGCGCGCCGTGAACTTGTCGAACACCTTCTTGATCTGCTCGGGGTTCGTCCATTCGAAACCCGCTTTCGTCCAAACGTACTTGCCGACCTCTGCAGCTTCGAGCCGCACCTTGTCTACGCCGTGCCTCATGTAAGCGTCGATCTGCGCGTTGAAGATCTCGCGCCCGATGCCCGCGTTCTGCACCTTCTTGTCGAGGAAGAACGCGGCGTGATGCACGTTCAGCTTGCCGCCGTCGCGCGTGTAGTCGCGCCCGAATGTGCCGACGACGTTGTTCTTCTTGTCCATGATGCCGGCACCGATCGTCACGCGCCCGTGCTTCTCGCTCTCGCGCACCGTCACGACCATCCGATGATCGGGCGGTAGCTTCGCCTTCAGCCCTGCGAGATCTTCGATTTCGGCGTCTGTGAGCCGTTTGCCGAACACCTTTTCGCCAATATCTCCCAAGCGCGTCGAGGGCACGCGAGGCTTCTTCGCCTCGGGCGGTATCGGGGGCGGTGCCTTCGGCGTCTTCGGCGCCTTCGGGGCAGCGTCTGGCGTCTGTGGCGTCTGCTTGGGTGCTGCAGCGCGCGGCGTCTTCTTCGGCTCGGCCTCGGGCGCTTCTGGCGCAAGGCGATCGAACGACATCGACTCGGTCGACACGTCGACCGTCGAGCGACACCGGAAGTGGTAGGGCGGAAGTGCTAAACCTGCTTTCGCGAGGCCCTTCGTTCCGCCCTTCGAGAAGATCGCGCTGACCTTTTCGGCGCCAAGCCAGGGGTGCGCGCTCTTCACGTCCGCGGGTGTCTTCGCTGCAGACGTCCGAGCGATCTGATCGTTCGCTTGTTTGACCTCGAACACCTTGCCGTTCATCGTTCGACAGATCGGCGTCGTCCGTTCGTCCATCGGATTGACGATTTCGTACTTCGTGATCCCGATGTCGCTGAACGATCGTATCTGTCCGCGCACGCGCGCGTTGGTCGAGACGTTTGCCGCGATGCCTTCGAAATATTTCGCGTCCGAGCCGCTGAAACCTTCGGGCACAACGACCTTGCCGAGCGTTCCGGCCACAGCGTCGCGCACGACGACGCCCGCTTTGTCGTGGCCGATGCCCTTGATCATGCCGGGCTCGACCGCTTGCCTCACTGCATCGCGCAGATTCGCGCCGTAGTGCCGCCCGATCCACAGCATTTGATCGGCCTGCAGGTCGGCGACTGCTTTTTCGTCACCGAGATCGAAGCTCGGCAAAACTTCGGCGACCTTGCGCGCTTTGGCTACCGACTCGTCGCCCGCTTCCAACGACTCGGTGAGATTGGGCACGATGTACTGCAGCGACGCCTTCGTTTTGCCCGTGCCCTTCTTCCACCCCGCTTTTCGGGCCAAATAATAGACGTTTTCGAGGTCCTTTTTTGCACGTGACTCAACCTCGCTTGCCCATTTCCCCATCACTTTGTCGACCGCTGCGTATGCTGTCGCGAGGTTTCCCCCGCCCGACACCACTGCGCCGGCACGAGCGGCCGCTTCCTTCGCCCGATTGCGCCACTTGCCGAGCAAGTAGTCGCGCATTCGCATCTCAGTGCGTGCGATCTGCGCGACGTCGCTGATCATCAGCGCCTTTGCGATTGAAACATCGCTCAGCCTGATGACGTCGTGCAAGACGTCGAGCCGCTGCGCGCAGCACTCGCACGCGAGCTCGTGTTGCAGCGCCGCGAGTCTCATGCTGCCTCGACGCTCTTGCGCCACATCATTTCGGCAGCCTTGTTCAGCGCGAAAAGCTTCTTCGCCACGTCGATCACGCTGTCCGGATCGTCTTCGTCGAGATCTTCGAGGTCGAGCACGCTTAGATCGAGCTCGTTCTCGTCACTGAGTAGGCCGAGAGCCTTCAACGTCTTGATCGCGGTCACTTGCTGACCGGGCTCGGTCGGCTCGGCCTGATTCTTGACCGCTTCCGCCATCGTCAGACTGAACGGAATGTCGGCCGGGAAGCCGCCTGCGAAGTCGGGCAGGTCGATCCCGAGAATGTCTTCGAGCATGTAGCGCGCGATCCGGGGCGTCATGCCGCCCGTTTTCTCGCTGCCACCGAGGATCTTCACGAGCTGCGTGTTATCGGTCGTGTTGGGCGTGTTGCTCTTGAACTTGTGGAAGATCACCCCCATCTCGGGGAAGATGAAGCGGTTCATGATCTCGTCGAACTCGGTTCGCTCGGGGGAAAAGAGTTGCTCGTCGGCCAGCCGGCGCGATGACTCTGCTGTCGAGCGTGAATAGTCGCTCGACTGCCCGACGAAGATGGGCGGCAAGCGGAACGAGCGCCGGATCTTGTCGTGGTTCTTCTCGCTGTAGTTTTGAAAGAGCGCATCGGCGTGCTGCTCTTTCGTCAGCGGCTTGATGTCGATCTTCACTTGGCCGCCGTCTTCGCCCGTGTCTTCGCCCATGGGCTCGGCTTCGACGATCAGAAACTTGCTGTAGTTGTCCGAGCCCTGAATCTGCGACTCGACGAAGGACTCGATACGCTCGATCGTGCCCTGCGTCAGCTGACCGTTCGACACCGCGACGACCATTGACGGGATGTTGTTGTTCTTGAACGTGATCCAATTGATTTCTTCAGCTGCGCGGTCACCGAAGATCGAAAGCAAGTTCCCGATGAAGCGCGGCATGCCGTACGGACTGCGCGGGCTATACAGCTTCATGTGGATGATCTCGCTCGCGCGATCGCTCACCTTGAGCTTGTCCTTCAGCTCGCCGTCGCGCTTCGACCAGAAGCGCGGATCGCCGAACTCTTTGAACCACACGACCTTATGCCCGCTGATCGACGACGTCGTGCGGCCCTGATGGATCGAGCGAGACTGCACGAAGGTCCGGAAGCGACGCATCACTCGCTGCGTTTTGATCTGCACGCTGCCGTCAGGCTGCAGCTCAGCGATTTTGCGAGGCACCTCGATCGCGTCGTCTTCGACCTTGCCAAGACGCATTTGATAGCTCGGAATGTGCGTGAACCCCTGAATCTCGTTCGCGCTGTTCCGGATCACTTCGAAATACGCATTGCCGGTCGTCTCAAGATCGCGTCGCAGGCGACGACGAAACGAGATGAACGACTCGTCGGTGCAGTACGTGAAGAAGTTCGTCAGCGCGACCTTCTCAGCGTGCGAACGATCGAGCAACTTGCGCTGTTCCGGGGTGAGGTCCTTCGTGTCTTGCCCCGCGTCGTCTTCGGTGCGCGTGACTTCGTCGAGGCGCAAGCGCGAAACGAAGCGATAGCCGGTCGCCTCGATGTTCGTTTCCATGGCTTCGATGCACTGATTCAGCTCGCTCGAATTTTCGGGCAGCATCGCGAGCGTGAGCAGGTCGAACGGCGGCAAGATCACGCGGCCCTTGTGGCCGAGTGCGCTGAATGGTTCCTCGGGCAGCGCCTCTGTCTGCCCCGGCTTGATGTTGGGATCGTCCGACCGACCGTTCGCGCCCGTGCCCTTGCGAACGTCGATCACGAGGGCCCGCACCTTGTTCAGCGCGCGCTTGTTGACCGTGTTCGAGTGAGCTGCAGCGGCGCGTTGACTGTCGATCGAGAGAACGTTTGCGTTTGCTGTTGACATGGTCAGATGACTCCCGGTTCTTTGCGGTTGCTGCGCCCACGGCGTCGCATCTTGCTCGTCGTAACGGCGAGATCTAGCGCGTCGAAAAGGTCTTTGTATTTGTGGTTGGGGAAGAGCACTAAGTGCTCGATCAAAAGTGCTTGGGTACCCTTGCGAAAGAACATGCGCTTGTCTTCAAATAGCGCGCTGAGCTTCCATGCGCGGGTGATCTTGTCCTTATCGGTCTGCTGACGACGAAGCCGAATGTCTTTGTCGACCTCTCGCAGCGTCTGGTATTGCGCCGCTTGATACTGATTCGTCTCGATGCCACAGCGGATCGGCTTCCAGCGCTTGTAATATTCGAGAATCTTTTTCGTCTGCGCGCTGAAGCGCAACTGATCCTCGAAGTAGTCGAGCACGTAGTATGCGCTGCGATCCTTGTTGATCCCGATGACGACGATCGCGAACTTGTCGGCCTTCTCTTCTTCGCTGATCGCGAGGTCGACGCCCATGAAGATGCGAAGCGACTTCGGGTCGGGCCAATCTTCTTCGACGAGCTGTTGACAGTAGTCGTACTGAAAGATCTCGCCCTTCATCGCCTCCGTGTCGCACTGATATTGGGCGTTGAAGATGATCAGGCCGGCGCGTTTCCTGCGCTCTGCGAACCACTTCGCGGGGTACTTCTTCGGCCACGGGCTTCGCCCCGTGCGATCGAGCGCAGGAATCACTTGATGGTGCTTGCGCAGCTCGCTCTTCAGCAAGTGCCCATACAGATCGTCGTAGTGGTAGCGCGTGCCCAGCATGTGATGCTCGCCCCGGTGCGGCACATTGACGTCGGGCGGTTCGAGCGTCGGCATGAGCGTATTGTAAAACCACGTCTTCGTCTTCTCGCGCTGCAGCTTCGTCGAGCTGT